TTACATAGATCTCCCTCTCCCAAGGAATCATATCTTGAAGTTCAGTCAAAGAGTATTTATGGTGCTGCATCATAGCAAAATTTGTCTTGTAGTATGACGCAAGGTCAGTGTGCGCCATACCTACCCGAAAAAAGCAGATAATCCCTCCAGAACTACCTCACTCTCAACTTTAGTATTAGGATTTTTAATCTTAATTGTATGAGAAAGTTTGGGCATCGTATCAAAGAACTTTTCAACTTCTTTGAACTGCTTGGAACTTAACTGCTCAACAAATTCTAATAGTTCTTTCTTTGTAGAATCACTTGCAGTCCAAGACTCTTCTTCTGAATAAATTTGATCAATACAAGAAACAATCAAATCGAATGTATCATCAACACTCACACTCTCACTAGAATCAAAGTTGTTTTTAATAAACTCCATCATTGATGGATATCTCATTCTCAAGGTTAAAGTTTCATCCAACTTAATATCACGTGAATGTTTCGGATCCGATTCAACATCAATTTCATCCAGATTGATACTGATTGGAACTTGAGTCTCTCCATCATCAGGGCAGGTAATCAAAACATCTACAGTTTCACCAACCGACTTACCTCTAATATTGAGAAACAAATACTCAATGTCAAATGTTGCGAGATCTTCTACTTTAATACCTTTGCTTAAAATACAGTTTGAAATAACATTCTTAACTGCATTCGCAATCTGCTTCGAATCTTCACTTTCTAGTGCAATAATTAGAATCTTTTCTTCTTTAACTAGGAAAGGTCTATATCTAATTTTCTTTTTTAATGAAGGAATTTCCAACTCATAAATTGGAGTCGCAATCTTTGGTAAAGGCATAATAACCTATAAAGTTCAATTAAAATTATTTAGACGACTCTACGAGAATTATCATATGCAACATCCCCAATACCTCTTGGTCTTGGATCATCCAATCTACCAGTTCCAAGATTTGAGTTTCTCCACAATAATTCATCTCTACCGGTTGCAAGTCTAGTTAATTGACTGGCAGTATTAACAACATTAACAGCACTAAAAATTTTATTACCATCAATATTTCGTGCAACATCCCAACTTAATACTTTACCACAAATATATCTCTCATAGTTAAATGTGGCACTGATTCTCAATACATCAGAACCATTGTAACTTACAGGTGTGGAGTTTAATGCCAGTGGAAAAAGTCCAAAGAAATTATATTCAATTTCTCTATTGTAATCCCTATCAAATTTAATGATCTTGGTTGTATTACATTTGTATGTTTCTGGATATTGCATTCTAAAATGATATCCATCTCTGTATGGGTCTGCATTAGATCCGCCAGAAATAAATTCCATCCAGTGCTCTATAAACTTTAAAGTTTTATAATCCTTATCAACATAAAATTCTAATCCAATTTCCGTAAAAATTCTACGATGAGCAATTCTCTCATTTACCCCTGTAAAATTATTATTGATATCTGCAGTTGCAAAGGTTGTCCCTGGTAGTGATGCAGAATGGCAAAGTAATCCGGCATCTTCGGCAATAAATCTTAGATCAACACCTCTAGTATAAAGATATGCTAAAAGTTGACCTGGCAGACCACCAAATATAACTTGGAAGTGCGAAGACTGAGCAAGATTAGTGAATAGTGGTTTAAAATCTGATATTCTACGAGGTCTGACCACTCTAAATACCTTTTATAAGTCTTAGTATACTTATTTAGATGTCTTACAAGGGAAAATATCAACCATCATTCCCCAAAAAGTATAAAGGAAATCCCACAAACATTGTGTATAGATCTTTGTGGGAAAGAAAATTTATGATATATTGTGATACGAATGAGAATATTTTAGAATGGTTTTCGGAAGAAATTGCAGTTCCTTACAGATCTCCAATAGACAATAAGATTCATAGATACTTCCCAGACTTTTATATCAAAGTCAAAGAAAGTAATGGGCAGATTAAAAAATATATAATTGAAATCAAACCAAAAAAACAAACAATAGAGCCTATACCACAAAAGAGAAAGACAAAAGGGTATATCTATGAGGTTTATGAGTATGTTAAGAATCAGGCAAAGTGGAAGGCGGCAGAAGAATGGTGTGCTGATAAAGGATATGAGTTTAAGATTTTCACGGAAGACGACTTAGGTATCAAATAATGCCCAGAAAGACTCTCAAACAAAGAAAAGATCCAAATCCTACAAGTGATAAGAGTAATCGCATTCGTAGTGTTTTGGATAATCTAATTGGAAATGAAGATCCTGATGATTTAATGATTGAGATATTGGATGCTATACAAGAAAGTGGAAAGGTGCCTAGTGTTGGTAAGTATTATGTTTTTGTGTATAATCCAAAGACACCCAATGTACGGTACGATCAAAATCCATTAGTCGCAGTGACTGATAGATTTCAGTGGGGATTTAGGGGTATCAACTTTCACTGGGGGTCCAAGGGAGTCCGACAATATACTTGGGATGAAATACCTGGTTCTTTGTATGAGGTTTATGCGGAAGAACTTGCCGACTTAAGAGAGATACCTTTTGGTAAAATCCGTCTAAATAGTTAGAAAATCGATAATGGCAGTTTCTTTTCCACCTAATTTATCACCAGCAGTTCAAGCAGCTAGTATACAGGAATATAGAAATGCTGCCGCTTCACAAACTGCACCGCTTAGATACCCACAGAAGAGTATTGGTAAGGATGACGACTACTTAGAAATAGGTGTTATTAAATATGTTCCACCCGGATTTGAGACAGGAAAGAATAATCTCAAATTAAAAACTGGAACAGAAACCAATTCTAATAAAAAAGCAAGATATACAATACAACTACCAATTCCGGCAAATATTGGTGATACCAACCAGGTTAATTGGGGCGATGATAGTATGAATCCTCTTGCTGCTTTTGCTGCCGAACAATTTGGAAATGTTCTTAAAAATGGTGAACTAGGAAAAGGTATTGCCGATGTATACAATAATACCGCTAGTACTGCAAAAGAAATAATAACCAAAGGTGGTGGACAGGATTTAATTTCAAAGTATTTTCAATCACAATTAGTAAATTCATTAGGTGCAAACACAACACCAGAAGGATTACTATCAAGAGCTAGTGGAAGTGTTCTAAATCCAAATCT